TACCTTCTTGTTCAAAGTCAGCTACATCTGTAGAACAAAGATGGTCAATTTTAAATTCATGATTTGACAGGTCATGTGCTAAAATCTTTTTCATTATTATTTTAATTCTGTTCCATGAATAATATTCGCATAAAGATTTGCGACTTGATTTGCGGTGTTTGCCATCAATGTCATCAGTGTTTCCATTTGAACCGTTAGATGGTCAACTGTACCTGGTCGGAACAAAGGAACAACTTCTGCATTCTGATTGAAATAGAATACATCATTTGATGTTTTATCACGAATGATTCTTCCTCGTCCTAATTCAGATTCAAGATTTGAAGCTGTTGCATGTTTGTAAGTTCCTGTACCGAGGTCAGGCACCCAGACTTTATCTTCTGTTAGGTCAAAGACAAACTTCTCTGCTCTTGTTGATGAATAGTTCTCGAAGTTTACAACATCAAATGTTGTTCTATTTTGACTTTGACAAATGAATCCATATGGTCTTGGTCCTTTGAATTTTTCAAAGATGAGAAAATTAGGTCCATTAACCCAAGAAGTTCTTCGTCCATGACGATCTTGAAAGCCATCATTCATTCCCCGAGTGTGGTCCCATTGAACGCTTCCACGGTCAATTGTTAAGTTTTGTAATTGCGCTTCCGATGGATTGCCCAAAGCAGCATCATTTAAATTGATTACAATTTCTGAATTGTTGACAACACTAAATGAGTTGTAAGGAGAAGACCAGGCACGAATAATATCACCTTCTCGACGAATCTTGATTCTTGTTCCTGCTCCATCCCAAATTTGTCCTTGACCTCCAAAATTGTGAATAGGAATTACATCGGTACGGTCAATGACTACCTCAGCCTGATGTCCACCCGCAGAGAAACTTGAATCAACTTTTATATATTTACCTAAAGTATCTGGAGGTGTTTTAACATTATAAACTGCATGTGCTACAACTCGCCAACCATATTGAGTTTCTTGATTACGCAATGCTGCAAGATAATAATGATTGGCATGTGTCATCGATATTGGTTCAATTGTATATGCGATAATCACACCCATTCGATCATTATCACCTGAAGTAGTGACTGTCAAATCAACTTCAATCTCATAGTCATCAGTAACTGTATCTGAAATAAATCCTACAGCATGAGATGTATTATAGGTACATGAAATTGTGTTTGCTGGTGAAGGATTGAACATAAAAGCATTTACATTGTTTATAGCAATATCACTTCCACTACCATTAGGTCCAAAAGCAAATCTTTCCCAAGTGTTAAACACATCTTGAAGTGTAACTGCCAAGTTTGTTGTAATGATTGCTACTTCATTGTTTGTGTTTGCTGTGAAGTGACCTTCAAAAATAATCCACTCAGGTCTTATTTTATAATCCGCATCTTTTTGAAGAACATTGATTTGTCCTCGTTGACCTGCTTGAGAAATCTTTTGAGTCTTTGCTTGTTCGTAAGCTATGATTGAATCTTGAGTAATAATCTTTGGTACATGTGTATCATAAACTTGAGACCACATTGTGGTATTACTTGTTTCAAGAGCAGTAATTCTTGGAGCATGATTTAAAATATCTGTGTCTTCGAGGGCTTCAATGCGACTTTCATGGTCATCAAAAACTTTAGGCCATATGATTGTGTTTGCGGTTCGTAGTTTATTGACTTTCGTTTGATTTGATAAACTTCGAGCTTCATTCGCACTTGTCATGATGACAAGATTTGCTATATTCGCTTCGAGTGGCGCCAGTATTCTTCGATCAGTATAATCAAGACCAAAGGTGAATGGATTATAAACGTATGCCATTTAGACTGTCCTTTTCATAGTGAGCATATTACGATTTGCATCATAGGTCATTTCAATTCTTGCGACAAGATTTGCATTGAGTGGTGGATCTGGCTCACCAAGATAGTAGCAAGTGTTTGACAAATTCCAATATAAGTCATATTGATTGACCATGTTATCATAAGCTGGAATACCTAGAGGGTTTCCAAACCAATTTTCTTGAGCATATCTTTTATTAATAGAATTTGGTGAACCTGACATAAACATCTCCTATCATTCGTAATCATAATTTGATTGTGAACTTGGTGGATTGAAACTGTATCCACCCATTCTTTGAGGTGAAGCACTGACAGGGCGAACGTTAAATGCTGTGATTTTCTTTTCACCTGAAGGTGCTGAACTTTGTTGTTGCGGTCGGTTTTCTTTTTCTTTATCATTATTCTGCTGTGACGCCGCATCACGCATAGCAGAAGCAGCACCTGCTAAACTTCCCATTGCTGCTGAAATCTTTTCTTTGATTTCGCTGGGCAAGTCAGCATTCTTAGGTAGCATTGATTGAATCATACCAATGATTTGACCAGACTTTTGAAGTTGCTCACGAACCATCGCACAATAATCTTCGTTGTGGTCATGACCGTCTGTGTGAGGACAATCTTCATTTGTTGATGATAATTCTTTTTCACGGGCTTTGAGAGCATCTAACTCTGCTTGTTTTGCTTCGGCTTTTTTCTTTTTTAGTTCTTCTTGCTTTCTTGCTGAATCAGCCTCTAATTGCTCATTCTCAAGAAGAAGTTGTGGACCTTTACGAGAAGAAACACTTTCTACCGGTTGAGGTGTTCTTCCATTGATAATGCTGTTGATCACATTATACTCTTTGATATTCTGATGCATGTTCCCTTTGCGCTTAGGATGGAATAAATAATAGATATCTCATTTGTATTATTTATCAATTTATAAAACAGAGAATCATGTACCAGCTAATCTCAGATATCAATACTTTATTAAATGAAGAACAAAGAGTGAATGGATATTTTGCTGTTGTTGCTTCAACACAAACATCGAAAAAGTTTTTTGATGAACATGCTCACTTCAAAAGATATCCATCAAACGAAAAAGGCGCACCTCTTTATCATATTACAATTGCTTATAAACCTGAAATAAGAATTGCTGAAACATATAAAAGATATATAGGGCAAAAAGTCAAAGTGAAAATGAAAGGTCTTTATCAAAATGATTTTATTCAAGCCTTTTTAGTTTCAGAAATGGTCTTTGAAAATGGTGTGAAATTACAAAAGAGAGATTCAGGACCCAATCAAAAGGCAGGACCTGCTCATGTTACAATTTCATGGGCGGATGGTCACTCCGCAAAAGAATCAAATGATTTGATTCTACAAGCATTTCAATCAAAAACTGCTCCTCGTATGATTGCTGAAGAATGGACAGGTGAGTTCGTTTTCATTCCTTCAAAATCCAAGGCCTAAAAAAAGCGTGAGTTTTTACACCCACGCTTTCTTTTTTTACTGTTCGTAAAAATCAGGTCAAGTTAACAACCTTCATCTTGCGATAGTATACGTTCGCATTTGCCGTAATTCCGTCATCTGCGACACGAACTGGATATCCATTGGCATCAACTTGAGAGAATGGATTGGCTACCATCGCATCTCGGCTCATGAATCCAATGATTGGAGTGAAGGTTCGTGGATCTTGTGCCTTCAGCATTTGTAGTGGCTGATATGGGCAGTAGAATACACCGGCATCATATGGTGATGTTCCTTTGTATCCAACACATACCATCGCTTTCTTAGCATTGACAGGCAAGTAAGGATCAATGTATACTTTGAATTGACCATTTAGAACACCGGCAAACAGATTGTCAGTTTCGTCATGCTTCAAAGATACTTTCATGTTTGAAGAGTAATCAAGCATTCCAGCCATTTGAAGTGCGGAACAAACATCAGCGGAACAAAGAATTACATTACCTTTTCCACGTCGTGTTTGTCGAGCAATTTGGTTTGCTTCTACTTCCAATTGGAACATCAAGCCTTTGAACTTCTCAACTGACCATCTTCCGTTTGAATCAACCAATAGATCGAATTCATCTGGAGTAGTTGTGTTCTGGGCACCTTTTCGTGCTACAGTGTAAATGGTGCGAATTACTTGGCGGTTTACTTCAGCAAGAATCTCATTTGAGAGAATGTTTGCAAGCTCACTCTCAGCATTCAATCCGTGAGTTGCTTTCAAGTCTTGAGCCATCTCAAGAGTGTATTGCCCACGCAATTTACGTGTTACGGCTGATACAGACATTTTCTCAATACTGAATGACATTTCTGGGAATTCTGGTCCGTTAGGTCGTCCCATGTTCTCACCCCAGCTGGTTGGCATTCCTTTTCCGTAACTGGTTGTACCATTAAAGAAATCATCAACTGGATCGTCAGCATCAGTTGGTGCTCGAAGAACATCAACATGAGTTCCTGTTCCCGTATAAGCTGTGTTTGCTTCACCAAAGAAAGCTTCGTTTGTCACATTTCCTCCCGGTGTCGGAACTTGTCCAGGTGAACCGTATTGTGAACGCATTGCAAAGATCAAACCAACAGGAGATGTCATTGGCTGAACACCACAAACATCATAGGCCAACAATTTTGGCATGGTTCGTCTTACAAGTGAAATCAATACAGGGTCTACCCACTGAGCAGAACCGGAAGCATCAGGTGCTCCGTTAAAGGTGTGTCCATTATAAGGCACTGTTGCTTGTAAACCATCTCCAACTCCTGAAGCAAAATTGGATGTATCCATACCAGAACCCATAGGTCCACCATTTGGATTCTCCATCAAGAACAATCCAGAACCTTGTTGCTGAATTGCTTGCTCACGCATCATTTTTTCTTGGTTCTCCAAGAGAATAGCGGTTACGCTTTTCTTATAGTTGTCTTCGATTTGAGGTAATTCTTCGTGTTCAAGGATCGGTTTCCACTTACTTTGAACTTGCTCGTTAAGAATCATATCTTCTCCTTTGTTAAAAAATTGAAATACTTTCGTTTTTTCTTATTTATATATTTACACTTTTTCAAAATTAGCGAACAAATTTTGAAATTGCGTTCTTATATACGTCAATCGCCGTCATCGAGGCAGGTTCAGCATGATAATCCTCAAGCAATGTTTGAGAACCAAACTGTTCTTCCTCAGTCATATCTTTTTTACTTGATACGGTTGTTTCAGAGTCATTTGAAAAATAATGTTCTTTAATGATCTGAATCTTCTTCTCAAACTCTTCTTCACTTTCAAAGTCAACAGATTCGGTCAACTGCTCGAGTTGATCTCTTTCTGCCATTGTTAGGTCAGAGGAATTTTCAAACAAGATGTTCTTCCTTCGCTCATTCTGCAGTTGTTTCTTCAACCTCATGTTACGCTTGAGGTGAGAATTCACTTGTTCTTGAAGTTCTTCAGTCTGCTCTTCAAGAGATTCTACAAGGTTTTCCTTGCCTTCTGGAACGTCAATGTAGTTTTCAGCAAAGAGATTTCTCAGTCCATAAATGAAGTTTTCAGTGATTTCTGCACGAACACCTTTTTCAACTGCCAATTCGTTCTCTTTCATCCACTCTTCGGCTACATAAGTCAAGTATTCATCAATCTTAGTGGTCAAGTTATCCAATTCTTCATGGAGTTGTTCAGCATGAGCCTCTACCGCTTCCTTGAGATTTTCATTGTATTGTTCTTCGAGAGATTCTCGAATCTCGTCCACTTCTTCGTCAATTCTGTTATTCAAGACGGTTTCGAATAGAATTGCTGCCTTTTCTTTGAAAGCCTCTGTAAGAGTTTCGTCTTGTGCGAACAAAGCTTCGATCTGTTCCTTAACGTCCTTCTTTTTATCAGCTTTCTTCTTGGCTTCTTTCTTGTCGTCATCGTCATCTTCTTTATCGTCATCGTCACTATCCTTATCTTCAATGTCTTCAAAGTCCATTTCTTTATCATCATCTTTGTCATCATCGTCATCATCATCATCTTTTTTCTTTGAAGCTTCGTCAAGTTTCTTTTTCAGATCCTCATCTTCTTCTTTTTTCTTCTTTCGACGTGCTTCCTCAAGTTCTTCTTCTTTTTTCTTCATTCTCCGTCGACGTGCTTCCGTTACAGTATCATCATCACTATCATCATCCTTGTCTTGCTCATCAGCAAGTTGAGTAGCAAGAGTGCTGATTGTGGTTCCTTTTTTGATTGTAACTTCGGTCGCAGAAGGAGTAATCTTTAGTTTTTTCATCAAAGCACTGACTGTTGAATCGACTTTATCTTCATCAACAACAGTACTTAAGTCAGTCGAGTCTTTGATTTCATCTCCGAATTTATCTTTCATGAAATCGGAAATCTGACTCTTAAGTTCTGTGTTAGAGGCCATAAGAATTCCTTTGCTTAATAGTTAACAGTTAAAGTCCGTTTATAGATTATTTATAAAAATTTATTTTTTTGACATTTCTTTCAAAAAATTGTCAAAGATTTTAAGAGTTTCGGCTTCACGCTTTTCTCTTAACTTTTCTTTAACACTCACTTCAATGGCATCTTTAGTATCTTCAATCAAACGGTCTAGTTCTTGTTCTTTCTTTTTCACACGCACAGAAGCTTGATTTTCAACAAGTTTGCGAATCTCACGATTCTCGTTCATCACCATCATCACCTTGTCTTGCATACCTTTGAGTTCACTTTTCAGTTCTACCAAAGTATCTAAGAAAGGCATTGGATTGTTTGTGAAGGACTTTTCTTCTTGAATTGCAGCTTGCTGCTTTACATAAGATTTTGTTTCATCGTTCCATAACCAATCAACAGATTCCATTACCATTTCAACAAAAGCTTTTGGTGCTGAAGGATCATAGACAACATCAATTGCTGACAATTGAAAGTCTTCCCCGACCATTGAAACACCATCTCTTTGATGGAGCGAACCAACACCTCTTGAAGATACTCCAAGCTTAACGCCACCGTCTACAAGACCACGGACTATATTCCCACATGGAGTGTTAAGCACTTTTGCTTTTCCCATAATATTATTTCCATCCACTGCAAGTTCCGTCACCATGTGTGAAACTCGCTCAAGATTTACAGTAGGATCTGCAGGGTGATTCAACTCACCCAATGCTCGTTGCGTTTTGACTTTTTCATCAATGTAACGTTGCGTTTCTTTTTCAAGAATCGGTAGAGTATAGATTCTACCATTCTTGTTGGTTTGTTCTGCTTGCATGAAGATACCGGAAAGAAAATGTGATTTTTCTCCTTCGGCATTTTCTTCAATCACACTCTGAATATCTTCCGAGCTTTCAACAAGTAATTTCATTTTCCCTCTACCTTAAAGTTTTTGAAAATTTCTTTGTAAACTTTCTCTTTAGATTTGAACGGCTCATTTTACCAGGATTCGATTTGATTTTTCGCCATCTTTTTACTGCCGATTTTCGATCCTTTGCCTTATCAATCGCAGGTTTTGATGTCTTTGGTAGACACATAACTTCTTTAACTGTTTGACCTGCTATCTTTAATTGTTTATTTAGACTTTTTTTATATTCACCTTGCTTACATGTCATTACAACTTTATTGAGATGTGTTCTTGGATTTCTTCTCCAACGTATATTCGCAACTCTTTCCGTCAAAATTTCAGCATTCTCTGGTATTTCAGTGTGTTCTCGAAGCATGTGTTGAACATACTTTGAAATTCGCTTACCAAACTCGGACATGATTTGATTTCTTTGCTGAGAAGAAAATTTATGATCAACACTTCTTTCTAAATTAGAACCGAGTGACGTCATCAAATGAGCATAACTCTTTCGTTGATTTGACGTCATGCTTTTTGAATTTGAAGTATTGTTCACAATCTTGAATGTCTGCATATAGGTTTCTTTTGAAATAAGATCACGAACCTTATCTGGTAACTGATTGTAAGCAGTATTTGGATTTATATCTTCTAATGACTTCCAAATATCATCTTCACGGTCTTTTAGTTTTTCTTTTGAGGAGTATCCTCTCGTCTTTGTTTCAAAGAATGTTTGATTATTCAACAAAAACAATTTTGAAAAATGTGTCTGTTGAACAGCATTCAGCTTACCTGCTGAACTGAGAGCATGATGAAGATCCAATAATACTTGATGAGCAACAATCTTTTGGTCTTTGTTTACTAGTTTCTTAAAAACAGATGATTGCTCCATTGTTTTACTTACACTGTTCCATATTGTTTTACCATATCTTTCGGCATATGCATGTTCTTTTTTACTTAGGTCATTGAAAGATGTATTGAATAAAGAATCAATATCTCGGTCCTCTTTTTTCTCTAGCTCATCTGGATTTTTTTCTGGATTTTTATTTTTCTTATGCTCTTTCTCATAGAAAACATCCCAATGACTATCATCTTCGGATGATTCATTTTCATCGTCTTCTTCATCATCAGCTAATTTTTTCATATTTGAAAAAACAAAATGTATACGATTGTTATGTTTATAATTTGATAATGCTTCTGTAAATGTTTTTGATTTATCATTTGTATTATTCTTAGCATGAACAATCATATGATGATAAGTATCAACTGGCAACATAGAATTTAAATATGCTAAAATAAAAGATCGAGCATCTTCAGGTGTTTGGTCCTCCACTACATCCCAAAAGAATTCTGCATTGAAAGCTTGTTTTGTGACTTCTGGTATTGTTGATAATAAGTAAGCTTTCATTTCACTATTAAGACCAGAAAGACCTTCATTGAGTCCATCTAATAGGAATTGATTTTGTTGATTGCGAATGATAATTCCTACAAATATGTGATGTTCTGGTGTTCCTTCTTCAGAAACTGTTTTTGAATGTTTTCTTTCAATTTTCTTAATATGATCCTGTAAATCCTTTGAGCGAGCCAGATTTGAGGCTCTCTTTTTTTCACTTGACCATATATTTTTTATATTTTTAAGTCTTTGTTCAAAAAAGAAAATGTTTGGTTTAAAGTGCTGTTTCAATTGCTTATGATTATATTTTTTAATTGTATTCAGCGCATCAATAAATTCAGGATCTTTAATTGCGTCAACACCTTCATCTGAGTTTATTTCTTCAGTATCATTATCATTAGTTTTTATTAGTAATTTCAGAGAGGTGATAATATCAACAAGTCTTTTTTGAGCCGTTCTGTCTCTACCTAATACTAATTCATCTCTTTCTGCTAATTGTTTTATCGTCAAAAGAATATCGTCTGTAAAAATATTTCGTATTTCTTTTTTCTGTAGTTCAACATCTTGATGTTGGTCATCCTTCTTTTTCATTTGAAGTTTAAAAAGATGTTCATATTCATTAAGTAATCTCATCATTTTGGCGCCGAAGTCTACTCGAACTTTATTGTCTGCTCCTTGAACATTAAATAATATTTTACATAACGCTCTAATTGCGTTTATACAATAAATAGCATTGTCAAAAACACTTTTTTGTTCATTTCGATCTGCACTGTTGTGTTTATTCTTAATTACATCTGACGCTCGAACTGCTCTATTCCAAAAAACTATAATTTCTTCTGTTCGTTTTTTGTCTTGTGCGCCGCTTTGTGCTTTTTTGTTTTGTACTTCATCGTCATACTTTTTTTCTCTGAACTTCTCTCTTTGATTTTCAATTTCTTTTTCACTAGGTGATGCTGAACCTGGAATAATAGCTTCTACTAAAAAACGATTTTCAATGAATGTTGTCAAGTCGAAAAAGGATTCATTTGTATCTTTTTTATTTTCTTTTTCTTCATCTTTATAATGTTCACTATGTACATCTCTCAAATAATGATGAATAGACCTTGCTGGATGTTGGGTAGTAAACATTTCATCAGCATCATAACTCTTATGTTTATCTCGCTGTTTACCCAAATCAAAAATCATGCCAGGATTTTCTAAAGATTTTTTTTCTGTTGAACTTAAAGTAAACAACATCAAATCTTCAATAAATTCACTATGTCTTATATCTAATTCAATTGACAACTGTTTTTCGTTTGATTCTTCTTCATCAGACATTAAAGCACGGTCATTCTGTGATGTTTCAATATGTTTTTTATTTTTTTCAAGTTCTTCAATTTTAATTGCTGCTGTCTTAACAGCGTTTATATATTCTTCTATATCATTATATTTACCATCATTGTCTTGATTACCTTTACCATAATTTTTGATCTTACCATATTTTTTTATGTTCTCAAATATTTTAAAAAGATGATCAATACCAGATTTATTTTCTTTATTTAATCTATATGTTTTGGCTACAACTTGATTTTTACCATGAATATTTTGTTCAACAAATCCTATATCTTTTAGACCAATAGCTTCTTTATTCTCAAGTTCTTTCTCAAGATATTTTTTTAACTCGCTGATTCGTTCCAAATACTTTTCAGCTTGAGTAATTACATTTCCGCAAACCCAATCTGAAAAGTTTTTTGGATTCTGTAGAAAGAGACCTGGGTATCCAGATTGTTGATATTTCGGATTATCTTCAGGTCGCTCATCTCTTCTTTTACCATTTTCTTTTATATTTGCAATTTTCTTTTGATATTCACGGTCTGAAATCTTACCTTCTGCATCATAATCAATTCGGCCTACTGTATGTAAACCTACTGTTGAAACTAAGTTAAAATATTCTTGAGATAGTTTAGAGTTTTCTCTGATCTTTTTTGCTGCTTTTCTTCCTTCCGATTCAATAAAAATATCTTTATGGTTCCACATAAACTCGAGAAGTTTTTTCCAAGCATCTTTGTCTTTTTTATTGTTGAAATGTGTATCTAAATGATTATTATGCAGAATAGGATCTTCATTTATTTCAACTAGTGTGATGTATAGCTTATGTTTTTCTTGCTGATTACGAATGCCAGATACTGCTTGTATGACCGGATGAAAAAATCTTTCGTTTAGTTTTTTTACTATATTTGAAAATGGATTTGATGTTCCTAAAGCTAGTTCTTGATGATTTTGATTATTAGCAACATATTCTTTTGGATTTTTTCTTATAAATGTAAGTAATTCATAAACACTTAGAATAAAATGATAATATGCTAAAAGACATTCACCATAAAGAGCAGTATTATAGTGAATAGTAATATCACGGTTACTACTTTTAATTTGGTAATTCATCTCATTATCAAAAAGTTCATTCATTCTTTTTAAATTGTCAAGAGCATGTTCATAAACAAACTTATCAGAATGTTTATGATTTGATTTTTCATACTCTTCAAATTTATTAATTATTGAAATTATACTGTTTGGTGAAATTCGATTTGCTAAACCATAACCTATAAGTTTATTTGTTTCATTCAAAAGTATTTTTGATTCTTTTATTAAGTTTTTTCTTAATTCTTCTTTTTCATCTTCTTCAAATATATTTTTATCAAGAACATATTCATTTAAAATATTTGAAAAAACTTCAGGATTGTAATTTTCACTTTTATTCTTTGCTAATCTTGATTCATATTCTTTATACCATTTTTGAATCATACTATCATTATATTTTGGATCTCCGTTTTTATTTGTGGTATTCTTTACATGAAAATAGATATCATTCACAGCACGATCATTAAATGCCTGTGGATTTTTATCAACATCAGTATTCAAGTTACGTACATTCCGTCCTGCTGACTTATCATCTACTGAAGATTGATTTTTTGCTCCCGTAGTTGTTTCGGATTTTTTCTTGTTTACCGTGTCTTGACCAAGTTCTTTAATTTGTTGAGCTAATGTTTCGATTTCAATTATATCAATACCTAAAGGTCTGAACATCTCATCTCTCAGCCATGATATAGAAGCATTCACTGATTTGAGTAAACTAATTCTTTGTTGTGATAATGAAATAGCCTGTTTACCCATGGCTCTTATTTCACGGCTATCTGTTTTTTGTATCAAACGATTGACATGTTTTTCAAATTTGTCTGTTTGAAATGAAGCTGAAAAAAGCATTTTAGCAGCATTCTTTTCATCACCTCGTTGTAGGTCTCCTATCTTATGAACAATTAGCGCAAGTTCTTGATTTACTAAATGACATTTTTTATAATTGTCATAGAATTTTTTGACATGCTGGTCACCAATCTTTTTTGCTTCGTAAGCGTATTTTCTACCTTTTGTTCGAATTAACTTTGCGATCACTCCACGATAAGCAATATCAAATTTCGGTCCTACTTTTCGCCAAGCTAATTTAAATGCACTTTGTCCAAGACTTTTACCTTTTCCTGTTAGAAAACCAACTGTTTTTTCAAAACCAACATCAATCAATGACCGTTCATTCAGAACATCTTCATTGAGAAAAAGGTCGATCTCTTCCTCAATGTATTTTTTATTTTGAGAAAGATTTTTTTCAACGAGATAATCAAGAGAGTTGCTGTCTACTTGAATATAATCGTTTATATAATCTTCGAGTAAATTATTCTGCGGAAACAGGTTCTGCTGGTTCTGAATTGCTTGCATCTGGTGTATTATCTGATGTTGTTTGTCGAGTTTCTTCTTCATCATCGCTTTGGTTATTTTGTTGACCATCTTTACTGAACATTGTTTTACCTAAGCCTTCTTTTTTATCTTCGAGTCTATCATAAAGTTTGTTTGCGATCAATTTTTCAAAGTTTGATTTAGCACCAGCCAAATCTTCATCGTTAATATTTTTGATCAAATTTTTAGTTAATTCTTCTGCGTCCATTATAATTCTCCTGTACCAGGTGTTGTTGTTCCGCCAAGACCTCCACCGCCTAAGTCATTGACCATACCTGAACCAGATGGTTCTGGTTGGTCTAAGCCACCTCCAAGGTCACCTCCTAAATCTCCTCCTAAGCCACCTCCAAGGTCACCTCCGAGACCGCCACCAAGGCCGCCTCCTAAGCCTCCACCCATTCCACCCATGCCGAAGCCGGCTTCACCTTCTTGAGGTGCGAATCGTGGATCATATTTTTCTTCTTCAATCTCTTCATCAATTCGACTGATATCATCATCACTGAGAGATAGAATGTTTTTACGAATGTAATTAGCAGAGAAGTATTTTCCACGATACTCTTCTGCTTCTCGCAACACATTCATCTTTTCAGTCAGAAGTTCAAGGTCTTTGAGAGCATTGAAGTTACTGTCTTGGTCAAATGTAAAATGAATTGAATCAGCCATTTCTTCCCACTGTTTCATTGAAACAATGTTCTTCAGAATTAGCTGTCGTTTTAAAATTTCTAAAAAGAAATTTGAAAATCGTGTTCTTAATCTTTCAATGAATCTCATGAATTTATATTCTTCTCTTGAGATTTCACTTGCTCGTCCTAATGAGAAACCAGCTTCAGGCTGCATTCTTGAGATGGGCACATTCAGTGAACGAAATAATTGTCGCTGAAAGAATTCAAGTTCATCTAGCTGAGTGAAATTTGCTTCACTTCCTTGAATTGTGTCGATCTCCGTGGTTGCCGAGCCATTTCTCCGGGGCATCCAATAGTCTTCGAGCATTGCTTGAAACTTGCGGTCATCTCTCAACTGACCTGTTTTGCTATCATAGACCATCTTATTACGATACTGGCTCATCAGTGAGTGCATGTATTGTTCGGCTTTTGCTTTTGGCAAGTTACCAACATCCACATAGAACACTCTTCTTGATGGCGCACGGCTCAAACGGTAAATGATTGCGGCATCTTCAAGCATACGAATTTGGTTCATTGGACGAAATGCTTTGTGTAGATATGAAACTACATTCTTGCGTCTTTCATCTAATAGACCACTGTTCACATAGACAATTGAATCAGGTGAAATCTTCAGAACATTCTTTCGATCTCCTTCTGTTTCAAGATTAAAAACACCAGTTTCAGAATATAGATAGTATTCATTATATTGCTGATTGATTTTGATTTCATCCATTCCGATGCGTGTAGTTTCTTCCTCTG